TAAAAAACCTCATCGGAGGAAACAGAATGACAAATCTTCTTGACGTTGAAGTAAATTTCATTGCCACACTCTTCCACTTCCCGGAGAGTTTTTTCAAAGTTGGGTTTGTGAAGCCCTACATGCTTTCGTCGTTACCGTTTCAAACAATTTACGGTAACTTGACGCAGGAATTATCTGGCGGTAAATTCGACTTTGAACTCTTCCTGCTGAAACTTGAAAACAAGGGTGTTCTTCAGGAGGTTGGTGGGGAGGAGTACCTCCGATACATCTATTCACAATTGCCAAATATCGAAGCCATTTCAGAGTACGCCAATCTCATCGTGAATATGTACAAAGCGCGTTGCTTGCGGGCAATTGGTTCAAAACTGCTGTCCACAACCCCCGAAACTGCGGCGGATACACAAATTAAAATTGCAAGTGAACTTTCCCAACTGTCCGCCGTTGGAGAGTTTCATGAAAATATCATAAATGCCTTTGATTTGGGGGATATTGTTATTAGTGAGTTAGAGGAGCGGGCGAAAAATCCCGGTAATACGGGTATATCGTGGGGGATTAATTCTCTTGACATTGTTACGGGCGGGAAAATGCCTGGTATGTTGTATGTTATCGGGGGGCGACCAGGGCAGGGTAAAACCGCATTTGCCTGTAATTCAATGCTGGCGGATGCACAAAGCGGAGTTCCTATACTGCTGATTGAGCGGGAAATGACCGCAAGGCAAATCTATGAAAGATTTATTTCAATCCTTACAGGTATTCCGATTAGTAATATCCGGTTGGGATATTTGAAGCCCGGAGACCTCGATAAAATCAAGCAGGCGGTAAATACACTCAAGACTTACCCTATTTACATAGACACAACTTTTACGGAGTACCCACAGAGCCGGCTTGAAACAACTATTTCAACCTTTGTGAGAGAAAAGGGCGTAAAGGTTGTGTATGTTGACCATATTCAACTTCTTCCTATTGAAGAAGACCAGACCAGAGAACTTGCTAATCTTGCGAATCTGTTCAAGCGGTTATCGAATGGGCTTGGTATCAGTATGGTTGTTTTGTCACAACTGAATCGCATGGTTGAAACCCGAAATAATAAACGACCCCTCTTGTCTGATTTGAGGCAGTCCGGTGGTATCGAGGAGGCGGCGGATTCTGCCTTTATGCTATATCGTGATGATTATTATGACAAGGAAAGCAGGACACCAAACACTATTGAAATAAACATTGCCAAGAATAGGTTTGGCCCGGTTGGTACAACCGTTGCACATTTCGAGAAGGAAACAAACAAGATATATGACTAACTCACAGAAACAGAAAGGCACTAATTTTGAGAGGAGCCTTGTAAAGAGTTTGAACCAAAAAGTCAAAAGCGGGTCATTCAGGCGTGTACCGGGAAGCGGGGCATTTGGCACTATCCTGAATGACCCTCATTTGATGGGGGATATTACCGGTAAGGTAGGGGGAATAAATCACGTATTCTTTGGGGAAGCAAAGGTAGGATACGGAGATTCGACAAAATTCTCTTTTCAAAGGGAATGGCTGGAGAAAATAGATAGGGAGGCATCGAAAAGGCTTGGCGTTTCATTTCTGGCTTGTAGATTTTCAAATTCACGCGGGAGTGTTCAAGTTTTTATCGTCATGTCTCCCAAAATGTTTGAAAAATTAGTTGGGGGTTCGGATTTTGTATTTATAGACCTGGGGGAGGGCGGGGAGAAACAATTTACGGTTTATAGGGAAATTCTTGAGAAAAACCCACAAAGCCTGTTTTCAGGAAAGTTTACGTCAGTAGACGTTACTTTTTACCTTATGCCTTTGGATGTTTTTTCTAACATACTAAATACACTTGCGAGGGGTTCACGTGTTTGATGTTATCACAAAATTTTACTGGGAGAAGTTTGGCATCCCCGAAGATGCCGTAATAAAGGCGGCAGATTTGCCTGTTTTGAAATTGTTTATTGGCGGGTTCACAAACGAAGAGATTTCATCCCGGCTGGGGATTAGTCAGGATTCTGTACAGGCTATAATCAATGAGTACACTGGGTTGAACGGTAACGCCCGGAGGGAAAAATCTTTTCTTCTTCGTTATAGGTCTGGTGATAACCTGGGGGGTCTTGAACCGATTGTCAAAAAAATCCTTGCCCTTGATGATGAAGTCGGGCGTGTTTGGCGTTGACAAAGTTGGTGAACGGTGGTATAATATTTGTTATGAAAACTAGTGATGAAGACCTTGAACTGTTTCTTGACGAACTTATCACCCTATTGAACAAATATCACTACGCCCTGCCGTCTTTTACAATTTCAAGACTGCTGGACTATCGGTATGAGGTGTGCCAAATAGCCACCAACAGGCAACTACATGGCGGGGGAACAGAATTTACCAGTATTGTCAAAGATGCTAATGGAGCATTGAGGAGGTTTCATGGATAAAAGAGTAGAAGAACTGTACAATCAACTTCCAACTTTTGCAGACCTGAATGCCCTTGTTGAAAGAATCGGGAGCCTGTCAAAGGAGGATGCGTATCTGAAAGTACGCATTGACGAAGTTGTTTCGGAGGTGGTTAAAATTAGTACCTCCAATGAAAAGTATTTCGTTGGCGGGAAGCCTCCAACTATGGCTTACATTGAAAGGACGTATGCGATTACTGGTATTGAAGGGGTTAATCTCGCGGAACTCCGTAAGAAACTCGCAACCGTCAGTGCAGAGTTAGAAAAAGCCAAACTCCAATTCCGTGCCTATCAGCAGATGTATGCAATCTGGCAGACGCTCTCTGCAAACGTGAGGAAAGATAAAGATATGGAGTATTGATATGTCCTGGATTGTCAGGAATACATTGAGGCAGTGGAATATCCGTTCTCTTGGTGATGAATCCTGTCACGAAGACTTGATTTCCATCGAAAGGGGAATTAAAGAACTGGTTGAGAAGGGGGAACTAACCCCATTAGAAGTTCTTGTAATCCGATTTATTCAGGGCGGGGGGTATCCTGTTGATGGGAAGCGGGCTTTGGGGAAACACCGCGTCACTATTACAAGGGCATTCCGAAGAGCCTGTAAAAAGATAGCAGACCATCTTGGGGATTACTTTACGGATGACGGGTATCTTAAGTATATCAAAGAAAAGTACCCTTCACTGTCAGAAGAGAAACTTAAAATACTCAAAGAGGTTATGAGGCGATGAAACAACTACGCTGTAAGCACCGTCATACCATGCAGGAACACCCAAAATGCTTTTTCAACGGCTCACCCGTACATCTTGTAAAAAATCCACCAAAAGTCCTGATTTTTGATATTGAATCATCCTACTCAAAGGCATATACTTTTGATGTTTGGAATGCAAACATAGGCTATGATAACATACTTGAGGAGTGGTTTCTTCTTTCGTTTTCTGCGAAGTGGCTTTTTGATGACAAAGCAGAGGTTTTTGTTTTATCTCCAAGTGAAGTTAAGCGGAGAGATGATACTAGGATTGTAAAACGGCTCTGGGAATTTTTGGACAAAGCGGATATTGTTATAGCCCATAACGCTAAAAAATTCGATATTCCAAAGAGTAATAGCAGGTTCATTCAGTTGGGGCTTACACCTCCTTCTACTTACCAAGTAATTGATACCCTCCAAGAGGCTCGGCGCGTTTTTGGGTTTTCTCATAATTCCCTCAACGCGCTTGCTGGGTATTTTGGGCTAGACCCCAAACTCGAAACCAGTAAGGGATTATGGAAGCAATGTATGGCTGGGGATAAAGCCGCTTTGGAGGAACTGGCAAAATATAATAAGCAGGATGTTCTTACCCTTGAGGATGTCTATATGCGAATGCGCTCTTGGATTAGGCATCCGAATATGGCTCTTTTCATGGAGGCGGATACAACTGTTTGCCCGGTTTGTGCTGTTAAGGAAATTACCTTCGTAGGGAAACCATACAGAACGCAGGTAGGTATTTATACACAATTTCGGTGTAAGAACTGTGGTGCAATTGGCAGGATGAGAAAAACCACATTAGATAAACAGTATGGTAAAGTTCTTGGAGTAAAAACAGGATTTTAGGAGGCTATGATGGGATACTCAAAAAAAGAAACATACATTCTTACAACAGACGTTGAACAGGTTGGTAATGGCTTGTGGAGGGCAACCTGTACTTTTTATGAGAAAATTTGGTTTGATGACGGGACTTTTGACGATGCCTCTATAACTTCGGAAGCCTTTTCCCAAATTCCAAGTGAAGCCGTAGCATTAGCCACAACATCTAATATGGATACGTTGTCAAAAATTAAAGGGCTTGGTTTTGATGGTATTGTAGATTACAAGCGTTCACAGGGTACAAAATGACACAGAGCCGGGTAAGAGTTCTCTATCTTCCTAAATTTAGGACTATTATAGTAAGACAAACTGGGAATTTCTTCCGAACGTCCCAAGATACTCTGGTAATAGATATTCCAGGTCTTGCATTTCTTCTAAAATACCTTTTAATGTCCGGGGTTTTGCCTGTGAAGGTTGTGGAAGGTATTTTAGAGGAAGTGAAGGAGGTCTAGTATGGAGATACCATTTATAATTCGGGTTGAACGGAAACTACCGGATGGGGTTCCTGATTCTAAACAGGAAGTCCTTTTTGACTATTTGCGTGAAGATACCATGCAATTGCTTAACGAAAAAATATCCGATGGGGGAGAATATACAATTAGCAAAAAAGAAGGTAAAACTATTTGCTACTCTGGGGATGTTCCCTGTGTAATGTTGTGGGTTGAAATTACAGTAAAGTGAGGCTGTATGAACACTTACACAATAATTCTTATTTCCGGGTATATGGGTAGCGGGAAAACCACAGCCGCTAAATGGTTGGAAGATAAATTCGGAACCCCACCTGCGCGTATTTTGTCACTATCAAGCCCGATTAAAGCACTTGCAAAGATGTGGTTCGGTTTGGACGGAGTGAAAGATAATCGGGGTAGGAGGCTATTACAGGTTCTTGGAACGGAGGCTGGGCGAGAATATAACCCGAATATCTGGGTAGAAAAGTTATACAAACGAATCCTTATCCTTCCCAAAAAGAGTATTATCCTTGTAGATGACTGGCGGTTTTTCAACGAGTATTCTTATTTTTGTGATAAGGATGTTAATCTTATCAAGATGAGGATTTATAACCCGCGCATAGACAGACAGGCAAATCATATTTCCGAAACAACCCTTGTAGAGGCTACGGAAGAAAAATTATCCAATGATAAACATAGTTTTTACGACTATGTTATAATGAATGATGGGGGATTGGATGAGTTTTATTCAAAACTGAATAAAATCTATATTCAACTGCAGGAGACAATATGAACTTACCGCCTTTTGTTTATATGAAACGCTTTTGGGAAGGAGTTTCGTTTATTCTTGCCGGTGTGCTTTTGCTTTTGTCGCTGTTCGGTGCAATCCCCGATGCCTACGCCCTTTCTGCCGGGGCAATTCTGGCTGGGATTCTTGCATTCCTGCGCTTCTTTGGGATTGAAGCATCCATGCGCTAATAAAAGAGTGAAATAATAGGAAAAAGTACCTGAAAAATCAGGTACTTTTTCCGTTTTTATAGCAAAAATAAACAAAAATTACAATTTTTTGCTATAATAAAAGATAGAAAAGAATTTGTGGAGGTTGAATGGCAAAGAGGATAATCAACAAGAATGCTATGCGGAACCTGGCACAGTATAGAGATATGTCAGACGAGGAGTTTGAGCAAGCCTTTGAGAAGAAAATTTGGGGGTTGAGGGCTTCGGATGCACTGGAGAAGAGAATCCAAGAAAAATTGGAAGAGTTTGCACAAGATTATGACATAGATGACCTGAAGGCAAACGACCTACTCATCCTCCGCGCCCTTTTGCAAAACCTGATTGCTCTGGAGGATTATGAGCAGTTTATTTATAGATTACGGCAGGACGGGATTACGCCGGAAAACCTGGTGTTGATAGAAAAAATCCAGCGGGTCATGGCGGACATTGCAAAGAATGTTACCGCCTATCAGACAGACCTCAATATCTCAAGAAGATTGAGGAAGTCGGATAGCGAGCAATCCGTAGTTGACTATATTAACGGGTTGAAAGAAAAGGCGCGGCAGTTCCTTGAATCAAGAATGTCTTATATATATTGCCCAAAATGTAATACCCTTCTAGGAACCGTTTGGGCATTGTACCCCAAAGAGCCGCGAAATAAGATTGTACTGGTTTGTAATCGTGTTCTAGATGACGGGACGGAGTGTGGGGAAAAGGTTGTGGTAGGTACAAAAGAACTCCTTCAGAACAAGGGAACTAATAAGAAGGAAATTATGCCAGAATCTATGTTATAGCGAGGAAAGTATGAGGATTTTAATTACGGGTGGTGGGGGGCTGATAGGGCAGGCAGTTGCCAGAAAGCATTTGAAAATGGGGGATGATGTTTTTATCTATGATAAGAGATTGAACCTTTACAACGATTACTCAAACCTAGTTGGGGAAGATATAACCTTTTCAGACGGGCGCATTGTAGATATTTATAAGGTAATTTCAGAAATGAATTTCGATATTATCTCCCATCATGCGGCGCGGGTTGGGGTGGGGGAGAGCCAGTATAATATCGTAGAATATGTCCGGGAAAATGTCCTATTTACAGCCGAATTACTTCATGCTCTACGGTTCAATAAGCCGAAGAAATTGATTTTAGCAGGTTCTATGTCCCCGTATGGGGATTCGCCGTTTGGGTACAAGCATGTGGAGGAAGATACCAAAAATCCACAATCCATATATGGGGTAACAAAACTGGCACAGGAGGAACTATTCAGGGTCTTCTCTGTTGCTAATAATATCCCGACAATATCCCTGCGATATTTTTCCGTTTACGGTATTACTCAATCACCGCTCAATCCTTATACGGGTGTACTTTCTGTAATTGGTAATCTTCTTCTCAATGAGGAAAAGGTAGAACTCTATGATGACGGCTCACAAACCCGTGACCTGATAAACGCGGATGATGTTGCAGAGGCACATTTCCTTGCTACACGGTATGAGAATAAGGACATATTTGAGGCTTTTAATATAGGGACTGAAACATCTCTGCCACTCTCATTTATCGCCGGGTATATGCGGGATAGGATTTCCCCTCAAAAAGAAATTATCTTCAACGGAAAGCACAGAATGGGAGATATTCTGCATTCGCGGGCGGACATTACAAAGGCAAGAGAACTTTTGGGCTTTACCCCTAAACACGATATTATAAACGACATGGACGCATACTGTGACTACTTGCTAAAAAACAAAGAGAGATTCAAAGCGCATACCGTACAGCAAGAGCAAAAAAGAGTTGAGGAATTAGGACTTATCCGATGAGCGACCATAACTATTTGTATTTTTCAAAAATTGAGGAAGGTGATAGGATTTTGGTTTTGGGGGCGGCTGGGGGTGATTTTATACAGGAAAATTATCGAGAAGTTATCGAAAAAGGCGCACTGGTTTTTTGTGTTGAGCCTGTTTTCGATAATCTCCAGCATCTTATTTCCGTTTGCAAAACCCTCGCCCCGCAGAACACAGTGGTTTTGTCCTGTGGAGTGTCTGACACACACAGGGTAGAGAAAATGGAAGTCAGGGATAACCTGATTACCTCTACTCTGGAATCAAGATTTGAAACGAACCAGCGATGGCCGATGCCCCTTTTATATAAAATGAATGCCCCCATTGTAACGCTGGACACAATCCTTTCTATTGCCGGTAGAATTGATAAGGTTTTTTGTGACATAGAGGGTAGCGAATTGGAAGTTTTCTCGACTTCAAAGAGAATTTCCGAAATTCCCTATTTTGCTATCGCTTCATACCACTTGAGGGATGGTAGAAGAACCGCCGAGCAACTCACAAGATATTTTCCCGGATACCATGTAGTTATAACGGACAAGGTGAGTCGTTTGGAAGGTGAAGTTGTTTTGTTCGCTTGGAGGCGAGATGCTGGGTAAAGCAATTACACTGAATGGCGACCGCTATAATGTGGTTATCCTTGCTGGGGGAAATGGGACGAGGATGGGGGAGCAGTCCAATTATATCCCAAAGGCACTATCCCAGTTTGGGGAACGCCGGGCAATAGATTATATTATTGAAAGGTATGAGAGTATTGCCCATAAAATTATCATAGGAACAGGCAAGCATTATGACCTGATAGAATATTATGTACGTGGTAGGTTCCCTTCTCTTCCCATAGAGTTTAGCCGTGAAATCTCTCTGAAAAACAATGCGGTCTCTACTCTATATTGTTTAGACCATGCGGATACAAATCACCCAACCCTGATTTTATTTTGTGACCTGCTTGTAGTTTCTAATTTTGTTCTCGAAAGGGATACTATATTGGTTGCTGGTAAGAACACGACAGGAAAGGTAGGTACATTCAGACATACCGACCGTTTTGGGAGGGGGATTTTAGGACATTTCTCTTTTGGTAATACTTCCTTGCTGAAATCAATTGCATACTACAAGCATTATAGGGAACGTCTATTTGATTTAACTGAAGATATTGTAATGGATTACAATAAGGAAATTCCAATGAGGCTAGAGGAATGTGGTAAGGTCTATGAGTTTGGGAATAATTCAGACTTGGAAGAGGTAAGGAAGTTGTGGGAGACCGAAAAGAATGAATATTAATAAACCAACTAATGACACTCTGTTTTTGGATATAGATGGTACTTTGGTTGTTCACAATTACAACCCGGAAGAGCAAGAAGATGTTATATTACCGGGAGTGCGTGGGTTTTTAGATGCAAACCGGGATAAAGTTGTAGTAATCGTTACCGGGCGTAGTTGGCAGGATGCCCAAAGAGCATTAAACGCCCTTTTACGGGAAGGGTGTTATCTGGAGAATGTCAAATATATTCTGACCGATATGCCAACCGGCACACGTATTCTAATCAATGACACAAAGGAGATAGAAAAACCAAAGGCAATGTCTATAAATCTGTTGAGGAATACTGGGTTTCCAGAGTATGATTACAGACATTCGTAAGGTTCTTCTAAACGGAAATTTTGGGGTTGTTGGGATTACCGGCGGAGCAGGGAGTGGTAAAACTACACTAACAAAATTCCTTGACTTACCGACATACCACGTGGACGATGCCTTTTTTGGTGATTCTGAATATCGCACAAAACTCCTCAAGGAAAAAAACTCGAACTTGGATACCTTCCTAGATTCGTGTAATATGTACAACTGGTGGGACTGGGAACTTGTTGAGGCTACAATCCTTGAGCGGAGGAAAACAGAAAAGCCGCTCCTTGTAGAAGGTGCATTACTTGGCGGGGATTCAATTCTTCGACTGTTTGATATTATTATTTTCCTGTATGATTCGCAAGAAAGCCGGTTCAATCGCCTTTTGGAGAGGGACTGGCATAAACGACCTTTCTATCAGGCAGTCAGAAGATTTTTAATCACTGAATACAGTGAGGGTATTTACTATCGGAGTTTGTTTTCGAGATGGGGTAATAAAATTGTTTGCATTGATTCCAATTACAATTTCATATACCAACCCCCTAAATTTCAGAATGAGTACGTTTTACCTTATGAGGTCAGGGTAGCATAGAATGGATACAATTATTCGATGCCATGTAAAAAATAATCTCCGCCTTGATAATCTAGAACGGGAGTTGATTAGTTGGCGTGAAAAAGGGCTGGAGTCACTCGGCGGTTTATTTATTGTGGATGACGGCTCTCCAATGTGGGAGGATGTAAAGAGGCTTGCCGGGAAGTATGGAGCAGAGTACATAAAGGCGGTTGGGGTTCCAGATACCAAAAATGGACTTTACAATAGCCTGAAAATTGCAACAAACTTTCCCGTTTTCTGCTGTGTGGATGATGCAGTTTTTGGAGCCGGAATTACGGAGAGGCTAAACCTTCTTCTTGGCACAGAATTATACAAAATACCGGAATACGGAATGGTTGGGCTTTTCGCCTGCTATGAAGACGGTACACGAAACCCCAACCGTATTCCTGATACCGACCTTTGGAAAGTAGACCCAAATATCTTATACGCTTTGGTTGGGCATGTTTTTTCAGAGAGGCTTGCTAGAGTTGTCGTGTGGGAATGGGAGAATATACAGGCTGGGAAACTCCCACATCCCCAAAAGTGCGACGACTTGTGGGTAGTGGACATTCTCAAAAAATATAACATTTCTGCCTACAATACGATGAGAGATTATGTTCAACATACGGGGATGAATAACCGGACGTTTGGTGATAATGCTGGAAGTGAGTATTACTCCAAAATGTTTGTTGGAGAGTAACATGAAAAAGGGTTATACTAATCAAATTCTCCGTGAGTTTGACCGGCGTGGGATTGTGTACGATAAATCCATAAAAATACCCAAGAAGATGGAGGACGAAACTCTATACGAAACGGCTTGTAATATCTGCTACATACTGAATTTAGGGATTAGCGAAGCGTCTCTCTTGGAAATCTGCAATGCGATTTCGGAAAAGCAAGAATGATTAAGGAAAAAGTAACCAGGGAAGATTTAGAACTGTACGAAATTTTACGCCATCCCGTGCTTTGTGGTGAATTTATTCACAATATGGTTGGCGAGTTCGAGTTCACTGATTATCAGAAGGAGATTCTTTGTGATTTCAACGACCATGTAGCAGTTTGTACAGCCCGTGCGGTTGGTAAAACAGTGTCTTTGGTTTCCCTGATACTGTGGGCGTTAGTCTATAATCTTTTCCCCAACGATTATATTTTATATGCAGTGCCTTCTAAAGTCCATCTCCAGCCCGTGTGGGAAGGTTTGATGCGGGCGTTTAAAACCAACCCATTCCTCAAGAATTTTACTTACAAAAACGAGGGTATCAACTCGTCAGACTACTCTATCCGATTACAGAACGCCGCCTCTCTTCTGTGTAGAATTGCCGGGCAGTCAGGCACGGGGTCTAATCTGGTAGGTTTGCATACTCCATTTATTCTTGTGGATGAGGGCGGATATTTCCCCTGGAATGCCTTTATCGAGATGCAGCCAGACCTGAATACCCCTACTTTCGGGCATAGAGAGGTAGTTTGTGGTGTGCCAACAGGGTTGAGAGAGAAAAACACGCTTTACCATGTAGATAGAGAAAATGCTATCTATACAAAACATCGGATATCATCCTTCCAAAACCCCAGGCTCACAGAAAAAGATTTCGAGAAGTTCAGGGAGCAGTATGGGGGAGAGGGTAGCGATGACTGGGTACATTATGTATTAGGGGAACATGGTAAGCCTGTTTATTCTTTATTCGACCGCTTTGCCTTCACTATGGAATCTTACCCGGTGACCCGCCTTGAAATAGACGGTGTGAAAGAAAACGAATTAGGAGCGATGCTGGCGAAGATACAAGCCTTCCCGCAAGTTCCTAAAAACTACGGCGTAATTCTTGGGGTAGATTTGGGGTATACAGAACCTACCGCGATTATAATATTATACCTTGATGAGAAGGAACGTCTGCGTTTTCATGGCAGAATAAAACTTACAAAAGTACCCTACAACGTACAAGAAAAAATCGTTGACCAGATAGACACACGGTTTGCCCCCTCAATTATAGGTATGGACAGGGGAAATGCAGGAATTTCAGTTATTCAGAATTTGCAAAACCATAGTGATTATGCCAGTAAGCGATATAATGAGCGATTAATCCCGATTGACTTTTCATCTTCTATCACGGTTAGTAGAGGGCCGGATGGTACTGAAGAAAAGGTAAAGACAAAAGTTTTTACAGTTTCACTGCTACAAGAGTATTCTAACTCTGGAAGGCTTGTATATTCCTCAACCGACCCTGATATGATGGCAGAATTGGAGCGCATGACTTACACAAAGAATGTCAATGGGGATATTGTTTATAAAACTCTTACAGAGCGCGGCGGGAAGAGGGGGGAAGACCATTTTACGTCTGCGCTTTTGTGTGGGGTTGGGGCTTTTCATCTAGTTCGAGAATTTAATCTTCAGACCCCACGAAAGAAACTTGTTGGGTCATTTTGGGTGTATTGATTATGTCAAAAGAAATTTATGAAAAACATTTAGGAAATGTGGCATTGGCGGAGTTTGGAATGCCAACCACAAACCCCTGGACTGACGTTAGAAAGACGATGTCAAAGTCCTACGGGTATGATGAGTTCGTGCAAGCGGTCTCATTGAGTAGGTTTTTTTATAGAACCGAACCGCTTGTATCTACTGTTGCTAACAAACTCGTTGAATTTGGTATCAATGACCTTGTTTTTTCAAAAAATGGTCTGACGGAAAATGAGTTCCGGTTATTCAAGGCTATCAAGCCGCGCCTTTTGGAATTTGCCGAACAGATGGCATTGGAGTTCCTTCTTTCAGGTCTTGTCGTACCAGAAGTGGGGTATAAAAAAGTTACCGACAGGAATTTAATCTTTTCAATGGGGATAAAGAAGTATTCGAGTATAGTTATACCCGATTCTTTGACAATTAGAGACCCCAAGACGATAAAGATTTATTCTTACTGGTTGAATGACCAGCCTGCCTATTTTGTGAAAATCCCGGACGAAGTTATTGTGTTCGTCAAAAACAAGGGAAAGTTTGCTGACGGTAAGGAAGATAAGGATTTATACGAAAATCTGAAGAAGTTCTACCCGGATTTTGTAAAGGCAATTGAACGCGGGGAAAAAGAAATTCAGTTAGATAATCCGTTAATAATTCGCAGGAAATACCTGTCCGATACCCCGTACCCGATTCCTTTCATTGCCCCAGCGTTAGACGCCCTTCAGCATAAGAGAAAACTTCGCAGGGTGGACTACTCCCTTATGGATAAGGTTATCAGTGCAATCCTTCTTGCGCGGGTTGGGAATGACCAGTATCCGATTACAGATTCCCCAGAAGACCAGGCTGTCTTGGAAGACCTTGCTTCCAAATTGAGGATGCGGGGAAATAATGAACAACTGTCCGAGAGGATTTTTCAGTTAGTAACGAACCATACGGTAGATTTGAAATGGATTTTCCCCGATTCCAGTATCCTGCTGAATACCGAAAAGTATAACGACATAAATCAAGAAATTCTGTTCGCTCTCGGATTTCCTAGAGTTTTAATAACGGGCGAATCACTGCGGAGCGGAACGTCTAATCCTGAAATTGCAAGCATGTCCCCCGTGAATACTATGACCAATTTCAGGGAGAAGATTATTCAGGTAATCCGATATATCTGCAATGAAGTGGCAATGCGTAACGGGTTCAAGACCGCTCCGCAGGTTTCGTTTGCCACTATCAACCTGTACCGCTTCTCTGAATTTGTCCAGACCCTCTCGAAACTCTATGAAATTTCGGCGATTAGCC